TCAAGTTAAGAAAACAAATACATATTATATGGAGGTAATTATTATGAACAATATGATGATTAAAGAAGAAATGAGTAGAGAAGATAAGTTATACTCAATGAAAGGTGATATGCTTATTGCAGAATGTGATAAGTTAGGAGTAAAGGTTAACTGCAATAAGACAAGAACTCAGCTTAAAGAGAGCAAGGCCAAGGTTATAGAAAGAATTTTAGCTTTTGAAAGTGAAGTAGACAATAGTGTATCTGTAGCTGATGAATCAGTAATTGAAACTGTTAATGATAGTGTAGCTGATACATCAAGTAAGAAAGAATCTGCTACTATTGATTTAGATGTAGAATCATTTTGTAAGAAAAATCAGTTGACTATGCACACAGCCGCTAAGAAGAATACTTATTATATTAAGTTAAATTCTAAGACTGTAAAATTAAGAGTAACAAAGAAAAATTATGTATGCTATAAGTCAGGTAAGTATGATAATGGTACTTATGAAGAAAAGAGCAATCGAACAAAGTATGTATTAACATCTTTAACTGACTTATTAACTTTAGCTTAGAAAGGAGTAATATATGACTGTTATTGATAATGTTGAACCTGGAGACAAGTGGGAATTTGATTCTAATGTAGCAGAATGTTTTGAGAATATGCTACAGCGTTCTATTCCACAGTATAATTTAATGCGTGATTCTATAGCTGGTTTGAGTAAGTATATACTTGAGCAATCAGATAAACATACAGTTAGTATATTAGATATAGGATGTTCTGATGGGTTAATGATTCAGTCATTAAAAACCATATTAGATAAGTTATCTGATATAGACATTAGATATACTGGCTGTGATGTATCTGAACCTATGTTGACTAAGGCAAAGCATAGATTTTTGGATGAATTAATTGAAAAGAAAATTACTATTCTTAATTGTGATTTACGCACAGATTATCCGGTTGGATTGTTTGATATAGTAACATCTTGTTTGACAATTCAGTTCACACCGATTGAATATCGTCAGCACATAATTCAGAATATATATGATTCATTAAGCAGTAAGAATGGAACATTTATTATGGTAGAAAAGGTGCTGGGCAGTACAGATATTCTTAATCAGGCTATGGTGAATAATTATTATGAAATGAAAAAGACTAATGGTTATTCAGAAGAGCAGATTGAAAGAAAGAGACTATCATTAGAAGGTGTATTGGTTCCAGTTACTAATGATATGAATGTTAATCTATTAAAATCAGCAGGATTTAAGCATGTTGATGTATTTTGGAGATGGATGAATTTTACAGGTTATATTGCAATAAAATAAAGGAGATTATATGTTAGAACCCATTAAACAATTAGATTCAAATGGTCTTACTTGTATAGATTTATTTTGTGGAGCAGGTATAGGAGCATACGGAGTTAAACGAGCTGGATATAATATTTTATGGTCAGTGGATAATGATGAAGATGCTGTAAAAACATATAATCTCAATATTGGAAATCATGCGATTTGTGCAGATATTCGTACAATTCAACCCGATGATATACCAGATTGTGATTTGATGATAGCTACACCTGTATGTAAACCATTTTCCGTTTGTGGAGCAAGAAGACTGACAAATGATAAAAAGTATGGAGATTTATTAGCTGAAACTATAAGATTGTTTAGTGCTAAAAAGCCAAAGGCATTATTTTTTGAGAATGTAGCTGGTATTGCTATGGGTGATAGTTTACCAATTTTTAAGGAATTTTGTCGATTAATTGAAAGTTATGGTTATCATACTTATTGGAATATTGTAAATTCATTTGAACTTGGTGTGCCACAGCAAAGAGAGAGAGTATTTATGGTGGCTATTGCAGATTCTATAAAGAATGAGTTTATAGTACCTAAATCAGTGTGGCATAGAACCACTCAGAGAGATGCTATTTATGACTTAAAAGATAAGACTATATCAGATGTTAAAAATCATAATACTGATAAATTAAGTGCTTCTATATATTCAGCATTTAGTAGTAATTTTAGACAGAATACTTGGGATGAGCCAGCTAAGACTGTATTATCTTCTCAACAATCAGCTCTATTATATCCTGAACCTTATAAGATATCTGATAACTATAAGGAAGCACATAAGCAGATGTTGAATGATTCAAATTTCCCAAGAAGAATGTCTGTACGAGAACATCTTAGATTGCAGACTGTTGGGGATGATTTTTATTTTCCTGAGGATATATCTGTTAAAGAACAATATAATAGATGTTCAGGTGTGCCAAGTCTTGTAGCATATAAATATACTTGTGCTATTGCAGATTGTCTTTTAGGTAAAACATCAAATAGAGATTCATCTATTAAATATAGAAAGAAGTTGTTTTAATGAAAATTTATATATCAGGTAAAATAACAGGAACAACAGATTATATACAAAGATTTGAGAGAGCAGAAAAAGCTCTCTCAAATTATATAGTAATAAATCCAGCTAAAGTAAATGCACAACTTCCAATAGAAACAACATGGGAAGAATATATGCAAATGTCAATGACAATGCTTAAAATGTGTAATGCTATTTATATGTTGAAATGTTGGGAAGATAGTAAAGGAGCAAGATTAGAATATAATTACGCAGTAGAAAATAATTATAAAATAATTTTTGAAAAGTAATTGACTTTTTATATTTTATGTATTACAATATAAGAGAAATAAATAGAAAGGAGAAATACATTGAATTATGATGAATTTCTAAAAACAAAAATAGAACAATTTAAGTCTTGTGGTTTTGATTGTGAACCATCAAACGAAAATCTATTTGATTTTCAAAGGGCTATTGTTAAGATAGCTCTTAAAAGAGGAAAATCTGCACTATTTCTTGATACAGGACTTGGAAAAACTATATGTCAGTTATCCTGGGCGGATGAAGTGTATAAGCACACTGAAAAGAATGTTCTTATACTTGCTCCACTTGCTGTTTCAGTACAGACAAAAAGAGAAGGAGAAAAGTTCGGTATTGATGTAAACATATGTAGAGCGCAGGAAGATGTAAAAGATGGAATCAATATAACTAACTATGAAATGTTAGAACATTTTAATGCTGATGAATTTATAGGAATTGTACTTGATGAAAGCTCAATACTTAAATCATTTTCCGGTAAGACTACAAAAGCATTGATTGATAAGTTTAGAGCAACAGAATATAAACTTGCTTGTTCTGCTACACCAGCTCCAAACGACTATGAAGAATTAGGTAATCATTCAGAGTTTTTAGGAGTAATGACAAGAACAGAAATGCTTGCTACTTATTTTGTGCATGATGGCGGAAACACAAGTAAATGGAGATTGAAAGGTCATGCAGAAGAACAATTCTGGCATTGGGTATCAAGCTGGGCAAGCGTGATGAAAACTCCAGAAGATATAGGTTATAACGGTGATAAATATAAATTGCCTGCTTTGAATGTGCAAGTTGTAAAAGTAGCAGGGGAAACAAAGAGAGGAAAGCTGATTCCTAGTGTTGTGACAGATTTACAAGATAGACGAGAAGCAAGAAAAGAAAGTCTTGACAAAAGAGTATCAAAGTGTGTAGAGCTTATAAAAGAACACAATATGAAAAATTGCTTGATTTGGTGCGATTTTAATGATGAAGGAAATGCACTTGAAAAAGCAATCCCGAACGCTGTACAGGTTGCAGGTTCAGATACAAGTGAACACAAAGAAAAATCATTATTAGGATTTTCAACAGGTGATATAAAGTTTCTTGTAAGTAAGCCGAAAATTGCCGGATTTGGTATGAATTGGCAGAATTGTAACAATATTATATTCTGTGGTATATCAGATAGTTATGAAAAATACTATCAAGCTATAAGAAGATGTTACAGATTCGGGCAGACAAAAGAAGTAAATGTGTATATTGTTATAAGTACAAGAGAATTACCAGTTTATAATAATATTCTTGAAAAAGGCAGACTTGCTGATGAAATGAATAAAAAAATGGTAGGAATTGCATCCAAGTATCTTGAAGATGAAATAAAGAACACAACAAGAATTACGGATGAATATGATGCAGAAACAAAAATGAAACTACCAGAATGGGAGGAAATGTAATGAAAGGACAAAGTGCAGTAAATGTTGAAAATCAGTTAATCACAGATAAATATGCTTTATATAATGGTGATAGCTGTGAGATTATGAAAGGAATACCTGATAATAGTATTCACTTTTCTATATTCTCTCCGCCTTTTGCAAGTCTTTATACCTATTCAAATAGCGACAGAGACTTGGGAAACTGTAGAACAACAACAGAATTTTATGAACATTTTAAGTTCATAGTTTCTGAATTATACAGAATCACAATGCCTGGAAGATTAGTAAGTTTTCACTGTATGAATTTACCGACCAGCAAAGAAAGAGACGGCTTTATAGGAATTGAAGATTTCAGAGGGTTATTGATTAAGCTATTTCAGGATAGTGGATTTATCTATCATTCAGAAGTTTGTATATGGAAAGACCCAGTAATAGCTATGCAGAGAACAAAGGCACTTGGATTATTGCATAAGCAGTTGAAAAAAGATAGTTGTATGAGTAGACAAGGTATTCCAGATTATCTTGTAACAATGAGAAAGCCTGGAGATAATCCGGAAAGATGCGAACATACAAATGAATCATTTCCAGTTAGCAAATGGCAGAATTATGCAAGTCCAATATGGATGGATATAAATCCTAGTGATACTTTACAGGCAAGAAGTGCTAGAGAAGAAAAGGATGAAAAGCATATATGCCCTTTACAGTTGCCAGTTATAGAAAGAGCTATAGAGCTGTGGACTAATCCGAATGACATTGTATTTACTCCATTTCTTGGAATTGGTTCAGAGTGTTATAAGGCAATAGAAATGGGCAGACGAGCAATGGGAATTGAACTCAAACAGAGTTATTATGAGCAGGCTTGTAGAAATGTAGCAAGTGTGCCATTTAATAGCTTATATAAGAAAGGTCTATTTTAAGGAGGATTAAAAAATGAAAGTAGTATCAAGCAGAATGAAAGAAGCAGTAAACAAGGCAATTAAAGGAGCAGGATTTAATAATTTAATACCTATAACATCTATGATAGGTATTAAGCTGGAAGGCGGAAAACTGAGATTATTCACAACAGATATGACTAATACATTATGTATTATCATTGATAAGGTGTCAGGTGTGGATATGGATATCACAGTAGATGCTGACAAGTTCGGGAAGTTGATTGCAAAGACAACTTCCGAGGATATTGAATTAATAGTTATTGATGATGTATTATCTGTTAAAGCTAATGGAACCTATAAGATTCCACTTATATCTGATGAAGAAGGACTTGTCACATTTCCAGCTCTTTCAGAAACAAAGGGAAAGACAACTAATGTAAAGCTCACAAGTATTATGCAGGCATATAATATTAATAAGTCCGCACTTGCTAAGACACTTGAGAACCCAGCTCTAACAGGTTACTATTGCGGAGATATGGTAATATCTACGGATGCGAATGTTATTACATTTAATGATTTCAAGATGTTTGAGCAGGATGAACCATTGCTTATTTCACCACAGTTAATGCAGTTATTAACACTTAATAAGCAGGAAGATATTAAGTTGATTGCGGATAAGACATTACTCACATTTATTGCTGATGATATGGTTGTTCAGGGGGCTGTCATGGAAGGTATTGAGGACTTCCCTGCTGATGATGTTAAAGCCTATCTTGATGAAGCATTTACATCATCTTGTAAAGTACCTAAGGATTTATTACTTGCAACTCTTGACAGATTGGCACTTTTCATTGAGCCTTATGATAAGAATGGTGCATACTTCACATTCGGAAGAAAGGGAATCAATATCCACAGTAAAAAGGACGCTTCTACAGAGATTATCAACTATGTGGAAAGCAAGAACTTTGAACCATTCCTGTGTTGTGTTGATATTCCAATGTTAAAGGAACAGTTGCAGGCTAACCCGGACGATACTGTTAAGATTTGCTATGGAAATGAAAATGCTTTAAAGATTGAGAGCGGAAAAGTAACACAGGTTATAGCACTTCTTGAAGATGAAGACCTTGACAATATGACTGAATAAGTATATACTTTATATTGTAAACCACAAATTACTGTTTTGCCTCTTTCTTAATGAATGCACCCTTATAGAAATATAGGGGTGTATTTTTTATATAAATTTTAAAAATATGCTTGACATTTTATGTTATATGTATTACAATATAATCAAGTTAAGAAAACAAATACATATAAAGGTTAAAGGGTGATTGATATGAATAATAGAAGTGAAGGGTATAGTTTAGAACTTAAAATAGTAGGAGCATTAAAAAGAAAATTTGAGACCACTAAAACTAATACCATTTTATTACAAATGAAATGTGGTAAGAATATAGAAGTTACAAGGATACCTGGATATGGTTTGTCTGATATAAGGTCTTATGAAGTATGTTCATTAGGTTATCATCATATCCCTACTGGAAGATATTATGGAGAGGCTGAAGGTTTAGATGGTGTAGCTCGTATTTTAATGAATATTAAATAAGGAGGAAAATCAAATGACAAAAAGAGCAACCAAGGCTATACAAATATTAGAATCTAATCATTGTATGATTAATAGTTTATGCACAAAAGAAGAATTAAAGAGTTATAAGGATTTTGATTTTGTGGAATATTTGAAGAAAGCTGTTAAAAGTTATGGAAATGATAATAATGTGGAGGTGACTAAATGAAGGTATATGAACTACTAGATAAAATACCTACTCATTATCAAGCAATAATAAAATCTAGTAATAACAAATTTCTTACAGCAGGAAGAATATTTGAGTTAGAAAGAGCAAAAATTTATTTGGATTCAGAGGTTAAAGAAATAAATATATATGATAACAAATTAATAATAAAAATAGAAAGGTGATTGATAAGGTGAGTAGAAGATTATTAAATCTAATCAATAACAATAAACCACAGCTCCCCGCAAATAAGAAATTTTTATCTGATGTTATGAGCTGTATTGAAAGAATGGAACAAGAAGGGAGAAGAACTGGAAGTAATTATTATAAGCCTTCTTCCTTGCATTGTATGAGAAATATGTATTTCACAAGAACAAAAGCACCACAAGACCCAGAAGTGGTAGAATATAATTCAACAGGAATGGCAGATACAGGAACTGCAAGGCATGAAGCATTACAAAATGCATTGTTGAATTTACAGAAAATGGGATACGATTGGAAATATCTTGATGTAGCTGAGTATGTTAAACAGAAGCAGAAGTTCGGAAAATGTAAGTCTTTGATTGTAAAAGGCACACAGGGAGCAGAAACACACCTTATAGATACTGCATTGAATCTATCTTTTAGATGTGACGGCATTATAAGGAGGATATCTACAAATGAAGATTATTTATGGGAGTTCAAGAATGTAGTATCATTCAAGTATAATCAGTTGAATGACCATTGCTTGGAACAGCATCACAATCAAGTAATCTGTTATTGTACGGTACTTGATTTAGATAAGGCATTTGTAATGTATGAAAACAGAGACATCTGCACTCTTGAAGTTCCGGAAGTATTTGAAGTAACTCAGGATATGAAAAATTGGCTGGTGGGCTATATAAGTGAATGTGAAGGTTATGTGGAAAGAATGATAGCACCACCACGAACAGAAGATACAAAGAATTGTAAATATTGTTCTTATAAAGGTATATGCAGAAAGGTGGGATAATAATGATATTTGGAATTAAGACAAAGAAGGACAAACAAATCGAAGAATTGCAGGTAATTAATAAAGAACTGCAAAACGCACTGGAAGAAGAAAAGATGAGAAAACAATCAACACAGTTTATTCGAGTACCTATCCTGACTTCTCCCATTGGTGCTTCTTATATTTTAGATAAATATGAAGAATCTATCATACCAGAATCTTATATAAAAAGTATTTTAGCAAGAAGCTTATCTGAAGAGCTTATAAAAAGAGGATTACCAATTGAAAAGGTTAAACTGGATAATGGTGATGTAGAGTACAGGGTAAGATTGAAGGTGATATTGAATGATATATATAGGAATTGACCCAGGAAAGAATGGTGGCATTGCACTATTATCAAATACAAGTGATTTTATTGATAGTTTTGTATATTCCGAAGATGCTATATTGGAAGTATTAAAGCAAGCAAGTAAATATGTAGATAAAATATGTTATCTTGAACACGTTCACGCAATGCCTAAGCAGGGAGTATCAAGCACATTCAATTTTGGTATGAATTTTGGCTTCATTCAGGGTGTATTGAAAGCCTACAGCATTCCTTATGAACTGGTTACTCCACAGAAATGGAAGAAAGAGTTCTCTTGTACTTCTGATAAAAATACATCTATTGAAGTATGTAAGAGATTATTTCCTGGTGTTAATTTAAAAGCCACAGACAGATGCAAGAAAGACCATGACGGAATGGCGGAGGCATTATTGATTGCAGAATATGGAAGGAGGCATTATAATGGCAAGTCGTAGAGAAGGAATAAAAGTAAATGACGAACAACCAAAAACTGCCGAATCTATAATGAAAAATGTGGATAATATAAGTGATACAATCAAGGAAATATCAGATAATCTTGTGACGGAGTATTGCAAAGATTTGGATGATTTAATGTCAGTTATTAAAGAACAGTTGCAAAATAATGGGGGAATAACTGATACAGAGTTAGAATTTCTTATAATGGATTTAGCAAATACTCTTTATTTCACGGGTTCGGTACAAGAAGATTTAGGTATTAAAGAAGATACTTGCAAAGCTATAAGACAGGAAGTATATTCAAAAGCAAGAGAAAAAGCAACAGGAAAAACAGTTGCAGATAAAACGGCACAGGCAGAGCTTATATCACAAGCAGAAACAATGACCCTCGCTATATATTCAAGGGCTTATAAGAAAGTAAAATTGAGAATGGATGCAGGATATGAAATGCTTAATAGCTTAAAAAAAGTAATGAATAAAAGAATTACAGAAATGGAATTATCCAATAGTAGATATATTAATCATTCAAATACCAACGATTAAAGGAGATAAATATATGTTTGTATGCAATCGAGATTGTTTTAATTGCACATATACGGATTGTGTATGTGATGAACCTTCTGACGATTTAGCTTTAGAT